ATAATTCTTAATTTATTTTTACCTCTTTGTGAATAAAAAACAGCATTATTGCAATAAACTGGTTCTATTGTATCGCAGCCAAAAGCAATATTTTTTTGTAAGCCAATATCTGTATTAGAAAGACCGCTTGAATTATTAGATGGTTTTGCAATCCATATAGAATCGGAACATCCAATAATTAAAACTTGATCGCTAAATAGCCATAAAATACTATCATTTGTATTGCTTGCTATTGTTCTATCAAAAGCATCCTCTACACTTAAAGCGCCAACATCTTCATCAAAATTTTCAAAATCAGAACTTTTACTAAACCATATTTTTTGAGGAGAATTAATTGAACCAGCAAAAACTAATCTTTGTTCGTGAAAAGTAAATGCTCTTGGAAAGCTTCTATGTAAGCCATATTCGCCAGCTCGCCAAGTAGATAAGTTTTTATTTGTGCTTGTGCTTTGTATAATACTTTGGGATATATAATTAACACTTGTTGGGCTATTATAACCAGTTATTTTGAGATAAGCATAATTTGTTCCATCTTTTATTAACCATAATGAATTTACATAATTTGCATTAAATATTGCAAAATTAGTTGTTAATAAACCAGTTGTACCAACTCCGCCATGAGCATTAATTGCGCAAATTAAAGAAGTATTTGTATTTTCTTTTTGAAATGGCCCACGAAAAAAATCTAATAAATTAAAAGTCCAGTTTGTGTTAGAAATTCTAACTAATTTAAAAACACCTCTTAACGGATGCAATAAATACATAACATCATCTTTTTGTATGTATTTTATATTATCTAAATCTGTTTCTACAAAAGTGTTTCCAAGTGTAAATAAAATTAAACTCTGATTATTATAAAATCTAAAATAACCAACTCCTAATTCAACAATAATAACATCATCTACATTAAAAATAAATTTTAAAATTCTTGTTTTTACAGAACTATACAAAACCTCATTTACATAACTTGTGCCTTTTCTGCGGTATAAATAGCCTTGTGGGTGTATATCAAAATTTTCTATAAAAGAACCGCCATAAAAAAACGGCTCGTAATCTACCAATCCGTCAATATTTGAAGATAACTCGCCTGCATTAAATTTGGTTTGTATTTCATTTGTTTTCATTTTTATAATGTTCTAGCATTAATCCAATAACTATTTTCTATATATTTTTTTTGTTTATAACCAATAATATTATTCATAGCATTTTTTAAATTTGTTATGTATTCTTTGTAAAATTTATCCTCTAAATCATTTGAGTTTGTTAAATCAAAACAAATTTTATAAGCTAATAATGATATAAATGTTTTTTGAAAATCTACACTAAATTTACTTGCATCGCTAATTTCTCCAATATAAGTAATCATTAATTCATTTTCATTTGTTAAAATATATTCACCTTCCAATTCGTATTCTGGGTTATTATTTACCTCTACTAAACGAATAAATTTTGGATAAGTTGGTAATTGAAATTTATAAGCCCACTTATAAAGCGGTGTTTCTGTTGTTTTATTTAGAACTTGTCGAAACACCGCAAAATCCCAAGCCGTTTCACCTAATAATTCTCTTAAAGCAATATCATAAACTAAAGCAAGTGTGGTAGCTTGCTGACTTTCGTCTGTATCAATATTTTGTATTCTATTTTTACCTAGTTTTAATAATGCTAAATTGCAAATTTCGGTTTTTGATGTCATTAAATTTTATATTCAATTTTAAAAGAAATTGAACCAGCGGTAGTGCCGATTGTATTAGCTTTTAACACAATATCATATAATTTATTAGGATTTTCTATTAAAGATTCCCCAGTTAATTCCCATAAATATTTACCAACATTTGCTACTGAAATATTAGTTAAACCATTTATGTTTCTTTGAGCTGTTGCAAAATTTAAACTAGATGCAAATAATGTTGCTGAAATTGGAGCGGGCTCTACATTGACGTCGTTAGAAACGCTATAAAGTCCCAAACTAAAATCCGTTCCTCCAGTAATTGCAGTGCAATCAATATATATTTGATGTATAGAAGTTGCAGAAGGAACTCTTGCTATTTTCCAAGTAGAGGTAGCGGAATCTGTGGCAGTAATATTTACTAATGCAGTAATAACACTAACTTTTGCACTACTATTATTTGCAGGAGCTGTTTTATTGTTATTAAAAAAATATGGAAAATTTAAAGTTTCTGTTGAGTGTATGATAGGCATAAAAATATAAAATTATTGTTAAAAAATATAGCAATTTTAAGAATATGGTAATTCGTTTGGATTAACGGCGGCTCTAATTCTTAAAAACTGCTCATCTCTTATTCTAGTTGCTCCATAACTAAATTCTAGGTGAACTATTGGTTGAAATGATGCGGCAGGATTTTCTCCTGTTTTCCATACAGGTTCTTCAGGTTTTACTATAGCCATAGTTTCAGGGGTAATCATATATAAATCCCTTACTTTATTGCCAACCGAACCAGTTACATTAAAAAACGAAGGGTCTAATGTAATAAGTTGAACACCAACTATTTCTTCTATATTGCCTCCATCTAAAGTTCTTTTACTAGTATAATCAAAATTTGTTGCTTTTGCATCATTTAATAATTGAATTTTTTCATTTTCAGTAACAAGAAGATAAGGTTTGCCAAAACTAGTGCTTTTATTATTTAAACTCATTAAAGATTTTGCTAATAAAATTTTTTCTACTGTTAAACCTGTTTTTGTCCCTGTTTCTGTTTCAGGAATGCCAGCAGATACTCCAGCGGCATCCGCCCAAATTGTATATTTTTTTCGTAAAGTCGCAGTTCCTAAAATATTAAATGGGGCTTTAACATTATTGCCTTTAATATCTATAGTTTCGGCAGCAATAGCGTCAAAAATAGCTTTTTCTTTTGCTCTTGCAATTGCATTTTTAAGCTCGGTCATATTTTGAGTTTGAAAAAATGCTTCAGTCCCAAATGTTTGCCCAGATTGTGCAATAATATCTCTACTATAAGTCAATTGCTTTGTAAATGAACTCCATCTATATTCTCTTTGCGAAATAGTTAAAGCGTCAGGCTGTGATTGTTGATATTCGCCTTGTTTTGTAGTAACTTCGGTTGTTCCAATATAATTAACTAAACCAAATTTATCTTTTAATGTTTTTTTATTTGCAGAAGATATTAGTTGTTCTAATTGAGAAGTATCGTATTGAACGGCTTCGTAAAACTCTCTATTAAATTGTATTGTGTTTGCTATTGCAAGATTTTGATAATTTAATGACATAATTTAAAAATTTATTTTATAACAATTTTGATTATTGCTACCCTTTATTTAAAAGACTATATTTAGCTACCTTTTACTTTTACGGACAATTGCATCAATATCAATATTAATATAAAAAATTTATTTGTCAAATATAATGTTTAAAACATTAATGAATTTTGTGCTTTTTGTTTTAATTCTGATTTTTTACTAATATGTTCGTTCCAACTTAACTTTCCTTGCTGATATAAATTATCAATATTAGTTAATTCTTTAGTTATATCTATTGGTGCAGTAGGGACTATTTTTTGAATAATACCTATATTACTTTCGCTAATTCTTTCGTGTATTTTATTAAATATTTTTGATAAAATAACTTGAGATTTCATATCTAAATTTTCAGTAAGAATGTTAAATTCTTCCGCTGTTGTAAATTTTTGCAATGTATCATTTGCACTTTTTACTTTCGCTTCATATTCCAAACCCCACTCTGCTTTAAATTCATCTCTTATTTTTTTATTTTGATTATATATTTCTTCGGCTTTTCTTTGATCGTCTTCTTTAAATTGCTGTTTTAATTTTAATTCTTCTTGATGATCTGCTTTTATAATTTCTTCTATAAATTGTTTAGCAATTTTTGGATCGATACCAAGTTCTTTTGCTTTATTTTTGGCTACATTAAGTGTATTATCTTCTAATTCGTAATCTTTTGGAAGTTCATAATTATAATCTTCTAAATTATAATTTTTTTCTTTACTTAATTCTGCTTGAAGTTCTGCTTTTGCAAGTTCTTTTGCTTTGCCAAATTGTTTATTTTTATGATAATAATCTTTTGCTAAACTATTTATATCTTTTGGAAAGTTTTGCGAATATTTAGCAAAATCAGGATCGCTTCTAACATCATCAGGAAAAAATTTGTTAAAATCAATATAATCTACAACTGGTTGGGTCTGTTGATTTAAATTTTGTTCTGTTGCTGGTTGAAAAATTTTGTCTTCCATAAATTAATTGTTTTTGTTAATATTGTTGTTAATAAAATTAAAAGCCAATTTTAAACCAATTTGTATATGAGAAGCTAAAACATCGTCTTTTGTATATTGTTTAGCAATTAAGTCTCCATTGATTAAAAAAGCCTTCATTATATAATTTAACAATTCCTTTCCGCTTTCAGTAGAAAAAACATTGTTAAAAATTTGGTTTTGTTTTTCACTTATTCTAATTTGCTCTAATTGTTTTTCTTTTAAATCCATATATTATCTATTTAATTTGTTTAAAGTGTCTGCATCAATATTGTTTCTTTCGCTTTCAATTTGACGTTGTGCATTTTGTTTTTTTGCATCTCTAATTTCTTCTACATCTTCATCTTTTCTTAAAATTCTATTATCAATTTGCAATAAGTTAGTTTTTATATCAATTAATTTATCAAAATTAATTTTATCAATAATTTCAGAGTTCACTTGTGCTAAATTCATTACATTTAAAATAAACGCATCAATAGCATTGTTTTCGTTATTTTTTTGAGATTGAGTAATTGGGTTAATATATTCAACTTTAAATTTTGGTAATTGCTGATTAAATTCTATTGGAAGTTCATTAAGAATTGCACCTTCGTTTAATTCAAAATTAATATTAGAATATGATCTTTTCCAAAGTATTTGAAAAACTCTATTTAAAATATTTTCTAAATATTCTTGCAAAGATATAGCTAAACTACCCATAATTCTAAAACTTTCCGCTCTTAATTCTAAAATTTGTGTAGCGGTAGCTCTTGGATCGTCTAAAACAGTCAATTTATCAAGAAAAAAGATTTTTTTAATACTTTCTTTCTTATCTAAAATTAATTCAAGAACTGGTCTATAATCTACATTGCTTAACAAAGGCTTAAGTGCCTCTCCACTATAAGTGTTGCTATCAATTCTGTTTAAAGAGCCCGGAGACAAATCTATTTGATTTTTAAAATCTACAAATTGAATAAAAGGAGGAGTTAAAGATTTTTCACTTGCTAACATATGGTCGTGCACCATTTTATTTAATGTTTTAGCATCAGGCAAAGCTAATAATGCCCTTGATGTGCCCCAAGTTTCACCAACATTTTTTGTACCTCTACCAAATGCAATAGGGTAACTTTCAAAAAAATCTTGTTTCATCATATAGTCGTTATTTGCATCAAGCCAATAACCAACATATGGCATATTTTCTCTATCTATTTTACTTGGATCTCTATTTGTTTGAGGAAAAATAAAATATTTTACTTCAAATTTTTTAAATTTATTTATATTAAGCTCTTTTTTAATATTGTCATGAACATTATTTATTCCAAATTTACTAACAATTTGTTTTGCGGTCATTGATTGGGTAATAACACAAGTATCTATTTTGCCTTCTTCGTTTTCAGCAATTACATAATTTTTAATATGCAGAGGTTCAAAATTTAAAATAGAATTTTTGCCCTCTTCTATTTTTATTGCAATATTACCAAAACAAGCAAAAAATCTTAAATTTTCAAAATGGGCAATTTCAAAATTAGAATCAGGATTGTAAATTTCATTCCACATTTTTTTTGTAGTATCTTGTAAATAATTTATTACATTATCATTACTTGCTAATTCTTCATCTTCTACAGCAAGCCTAAACCAAATAGAGGCTTTATTTGTTAAAGTGCCATTTAATATATTTGCAAAATTATCTAAACAAGATATGCAGTGAGAATCGTATAACTCAAAAATTTCATTTCTAACATAATTATCCGTGTTAAAAAATACTCCAGCTTTATCAGGTAAAAAATACTTTGCCGTATCTTCCCAATAGCCTCTATAATAAGTTTTTTCACTATCTAATTGTTCGCTTAATGTTTTTAATTCATCAATTAAATTTTTATCTTGTTCCATTACATACCTAATAATTTTCTTCTTAAAAATTCTTTTCTTGCTATTTCTTCAGGATCTTCTGCCTCTCCCAATAATTCTTTTTTTTCTCTTAATTGTTGCTCTATTTCTCCGCCAAATAAAGTTTGTTTTCTATCTTTCTCTGCCTTAATAGCTTTGTTTGTTTCGTTTTCTGCAAAAATTCTAGCTTCTTCCGCTTCTTTTGCCTTTCTTTCTGCCTCTGTTAATTGACGTGCAGTTATTATAGCTTGATTTGCATCTTGTCTTCCTACCATAGCAGATGCCCCAAAATCTAAACCAACACCTTTTAAACTTCCACCTGTCACATCATTCCAAACTCCTTTAATTTTTTTTCCACTGATTGCTTTTTTTAACCTTTTTCCCAAACCCATAATTTAATAAATATATTTTCTGTCAATAGCTTTTACACTTTGATTAGCCATTTGTTTATTTGCTAATTTTTTAGTATAACATATAGCTAAATATCTAAAAGCATCCGCTCCGTTTGAAGACCAGTCGTGCTTTGGAGTTATTTTAAATACATTGTTTTTATTGTCAAATTCTTTTTTATAATTTGTTAAACAATTTATGCCAGTTATTGTATTGCTTTCATTAAAATAACATTTTGGTAAAATTTTTCTAACCTCATCAATTCCATCTTCTCTAGGTATTTTTGGGGTTAATTGAAATCTAATTCCTAATAACTCCGCTTTTTCAAATCTTGTTTTTGAATCGGATAACTCTCTTACTAAAATATCGTGAGGAGCATAATGATCTTCATAGACATAAACTTTGTTTTTAACTTCCCTAATAAAATAATCTAAACCTTTACCAGTGGCTTCTAAATAATCAATTAGTCTAATTTCATTACCAACAAATTGTGCAAACCAAATTGCCGTAGCATCTGCCACGCCCAAGTCCCAAAAAGTATAAACTGGTAGCAAATTATCATATTGAACATGATTGCCAATTTGTTTTTTTAATGTTAATTCTCTCATACAATCGCCATAATATGCACCTTCAATAGGATTTGTAAAACTACAATAATATTCTTGTTTAAAAAAATCTAATGTTTTACCTTCTAAAGCTATTTCTTTTTTAATTTCTTCTATTTTTTGAACACTTAAAGCTCTTGTATC